ACTATAAATATAAATTATTATTGTTTTACCTTCGTTTTGCTCTGGATGGTGTGGATGAATTAGCACCGTTTAGTGCACTTTCATAACTTTCTCTTTCTGCTTGCTTTGCATTCAACAATTCATTCCAATAAAATTCTCTTAATTTAATGGGCATATAGTAAACGTCGTTCCACGTAAACCCACCTTGTGAAGAATATATTAAACTAAATATTTTTTTATGCAAATACGAGCTATACTCAATCGGCAGGGTAAAAAAAGTCTACCCCTATGGGTACTTTCAGTGCCTCCGTCTCACCAGTAAAAGGGGATGTATAATCGAATGTTAAATCAATATCAGGAGATATTTCACCTATATATTTTCTTAATGCTTTGGAATCTGCTGCTAACAACTGATTTGTAATAAAATTACTAATAGTTCCAAAATCTCTACTACCATTTACTTCGGTAATCACTCTTCTATATCTTGCTTGAATTTCGTTTCCTTGCTTTGAAATCTTTTCACTAGCTTCAATATCTTTTTGAATTGCAATCTCATCACCATGTGTAAGAATTTTAAATTTGATTTTAGCACCTGTTTTAGGTAATGTAAAATCGTATTCATTATTTCTATTTAATCTTTCTGGGTCGATTTCTTTAATATTCAATTTAGATATATCAACTGTTACTTGAACAGGGTCTCCTTCTTGTGGGTCATTTACAGTTACATTGTATTCTGGTCCGAATGCCAAAACTCTCGATGCAATTAAAATAGCATTTTTATCTCCAATTACCAAATCATTTATATTGATTGACGTATCAACTATAATTGCTTCTAAAAGTTTATCCAATACAATACCTTTACGAATTAGATTTGTAGAAGTTAAAATATCTTCTTCTTTTGCAGTCATTAATTTAACTACAACATCTCCTTTTGATAATGGGTTTGATTCTGGATATACTAATCCTTTTGATGGTAATGAGATTGTTTCAGTTGGGAAAGGATAATTTCTTTCTGAAAATTGTTGAGGTGGTGTTGCTCCTAAACCTCTTGTAACTTGTTGTTCTACTTTTTCTTCCATAATATAACTTTGTGTTTAATAATATATATCACATTTTTTAAAAAAACAAAGGGGAAACATTGCTGCTTCCCCTTTTATATTTAAGAGTTTAACTATTAGAGATTAGTATTCAAGTATAGCGTAATCGTAAGTTAAAGTTAATTCAATTGATAATGGGTCGTTTGATGCCCAATCTAATTCACCAAAGTTTGCAGATGTAATAAATGCTCCCTTTAATGTCCATTGTTCTACTTTATCACCAACTGGTCCTAATAGATAGAAAGTGATGTCTTTTTTGTAGAATGCTGCATATCCATCTCTACCTGTTAATGATTCATGTGAACTTCTCACCCACTCCATTACTTGTTGTGCTCCTGATGGAACAATTGGGTCATAAAGTGTAATGTTAATATCATCCCAAGTTGATTTTCCTTTAATCTTTCTTTTCACGTTGATATGGTCTAATTCAACGATTTCAGATGTAAAAGTTGGTCTACTTGCAGTTTTGATAATGTATGACTCTATACCATTGATTTCCATGATGAATCTGTTCCCTAATTTGGGTTCAAAATTCTTATAGAACATCTTGTCAAACTCTAATATTTCTGGCATTTCTTTTGTATTTAAATGTTATTCTTCTATAAATATCTAATTTTTTAATTATCCGTTAAATGCGGCACCAGTTGGTAAAATGTTGAAGTCAATTTGAATGAATTCAGCAGTTTTAGTTGGTTGTAAGTAGATAGCTCCTTTCATAATGTTTCTATCAATTACATCTGGTGTATTATTAGATGCATCCATCACTACTTTGAATGCGTAAAGTCCTTGTCTTTGTTGAATTGCTTCTAAGTAAGGGTTTACGATGTTTAAGAATCTATTTCTAGTTTCAGCAGTATTTTGTTCGAATACTAAATATCTCGAAGTAGATGCGATGTATTTTCTAACTGTTAATAATAATCTTCTTACATTGATTCTATCCAATGCAGATGGTTTATCTTGTAATGTCTTTTGTCCAAACACTACGATACCTTGTCCTGGGAACTGAACGATTGGGTTTACCTTTCCTTCATATAATGTATCTTTTTCAGATTGTGTTAATCTATTTAATACACTAACTGCTCCTGTCAAACCACCTCTATTTAAACCTGCTGGTGCAAACCATTCAGCTGCTACTCTATCGTTAGAAGCAAATACTCCTGGTAACAATACTGATGGTGGAACAGAAATCAATTTGTTTGTGTTTACATCGATTGTTTTTACCCAAGGGTAGTAAGTTGCTGCGTAGTTGGAATCAATCGATTGTGCCTCTGTTACTGCCTGTGTGATAGTATCATTGAAAGAGTTTGCATCCATAATATAGAAACAATCACTTCTTTGCTCAACCATATCTAAAATATCACTTGCAACCGAAGAGTGTAATCTCTTAATAACACCCGGAGTTACAACCATATTGATGTCAAATTCGTCTGCGTTTGATAATGCTGCAATTGCTTTACCATATGCGATTGAACCACTTGCCGTTGCAGATGATAAATCAAATCCTTGTGAGTTTCCTTCGTTAATATCAGAACCCAAATTGATAGGAGTTAATGGACTAGTACCATCAAAACCATGTTGGAATGCAAGTAAGAATTGTGCGTCAGTATCACCTACTGATTTATTTCCTCCTTCTGCTCCATCCAAACCAAATTGTGGATTTGGTTGATTTGTTGCTCCGTTTGGAATTGGTTTTAAATGAAGTGAGTTATCCGAATTGTTATCTAAATCAATACCTCCAACTTGTGTTGCCGATGATGTTACAAATGATACTGCCGGAATCAAATCCAATACTGCTGAACTACCAGAAACAATACTATGATACGAATCATGTCCAAATGGAACTGCTTGTACCGGTGCAACTGTATTTAATCCTACAATTCTAATGTATTTTGAGTTATTTACCCAATCACCTGTTTCAGTAATTTTACCTTCTTCATTGAATGATAATTTTCTATCACCAATTACTCTACTGATAAAGTTAGGAGAATTAGGGTCTAAGTTAATGTTTGAATAAGTTTCTAAAACATTCTTTTTCTTATTTGTATCACCGTAAGCTCTTACTGTTAATGTAAATGTACCATAATCAGTTCCACTTACAGTTCCTGCTGCTTTAATGTTTGAAATAGCAACTTTAACTCTTGTGTTTGCAGAAGTACCTACACCAATTGTTTCAATTTGGAATAAGTCATATCTCTCACCACTAATCAATTGTGATTGAACAATAGGTGTTGTTGCTTCTGATGCATCGAAACCAAAATCTTGTGTTCCTAATAAAATTGCACTTTGTGTTACTGGTGTTACTCCTGTATTTTTGAAGAACCCATATACATATGCAGGTTTTGCACCCAATGGGTTTGTTCCAAATGTAGATTCAACATCATCTGTATCAGCTGCATTTAATGAAATAGTTTTACTTACAATATCAGCTACAATAGATGAACCACTTAATCCAGCTTCACCTTCGTTTGTTGAAAATAATAATCCAACAGAGGATGATACTGAACCAGATGCTGCTACTAATAATAAAGGTTTACCTGCTACATATCCACCGATACCCGCTACTCTTGCTATTGTTGCAGTTCCTGCTTCTCTTAAATAAGATTGTACTGCTAATGGTGTATAGTATGTTCCATCTACTGCTCCAAAAAGAGTTTCAAACTCCGATTGAGAGTTTACGATTGTTGGAACAATTGGCCCTTCTTTAAAAGGTCCGATGAACGCTGCACCAATATCAGCTACACCTTGTTGTAAAAATGAAAGGTCGTTTTCTTTTGTAAAAACACCTGGTGATACTATTTTGTCTGCCATTTTAATGCTAAATTTAAAAATTTTATTATCTCATTATAAATATAAAAATTATTTCCAAAACAACAAATTACTATTTGTATGTTGGAGAGAAATAATCATATACTTGTCCAATTTCGGTTGAACTTAATTGTCTATTATAGAATATTACAGGTCCTAAATGACTTGTTAAAGTATAGTTACTCATTTCACCTGCTACATTTATAGGTGCAAATGTTTGATAATCTAATGAACCATTAGATATAGTTCCAGTTGCAGTTTTATCAATATATCCAACATTAGTTCCATTTAATGCCGCAGTATAAGAAATCATATACCAAACATTTGTAGATAATGAAGTAGATGTTCCGTTATATTGTAATATAGATTCGTGAACTCTGTAACTACCTGCTCCATCTATTGATTGTAAAAACACACCCCATAATCTAGTAGATGGTATAGGTGCTTTTTTACCCATTATTTGATAATAACCAGCTGTCAAATGTGATGGTAATCTAATCCACGCAATTACCGTTAATGCTGATGTATTAAAGTTTGTATATCCACCACTAATGTTAGTTACACTATCTTTGTACCAATAAGAGTTACTAGTACCTTGGAAATATCTTTCTTTTCTACTTGCCCCATTATTATATGTAGGGTTATTACCAGTAAATCCTGCTGCATTTGATACACCTGCTGGTCTAACACCCGTTCCATATCCTGTCAAATCTAACCAATCCGTTGTTGGTGTACCTGTTGCAGGTAATGAACCACCTGGGAAAGAAGATGCTTTTGAAGGGTCTGAATACATTCTTATTCCAGATGATGGAATATATGGTTGTGTCGTTGTACCTTTATTATGAGATACCACACCATTAGATAAGAAAACGTCAGAATTTTCCACATTGATTGTTACAATTTCAACATCTTCTGTTATGATGTTAATAGATGTAATTTCAATTTCTACTAATCCATCGGTATCGTTATATGATGATAATTTATCTCCTATTTTTATATCTTGTATTTGTTTGAAATGGTATTTTTCAATTTCAGCATCCCATACCCATAGAGGGTGTGTTCCTGTTGCTTTTACCAAACCATTATTTAAATCATAATATCCACTTGCAAAGTTAAATGTAATATCTTTAACTACAACATCTGCCGGAGCTCCATCGTTTGTTTGGGTTAAATAGAATCTCCACTCATCATTTTCAGAATCCAATGGTTGTGATTCATCAGGTAATCCTGCTGGCACCCATGCTTTAATTCTATCTCCAACTACTAAATCTTCAACATTTAATTGTGTTCCAGATACAGTTGTTACTTTTGTTCCAAATAATAAACAAAAATCAGGTTGGTTAATTGTATTATACACATCAACTGCATATAAAGTTTTAGTAACCGTAGTATTATAGTTAGTTGCTGCCAAATTATATCCGTCAGCATATCTCATACTCAAAACAGATTGTGCTTCCGAATATGTTGAATTTGCAATTGATGCCGGTGTAATAGGGAATGTTGGAGAACCACCCAATGATGGAGAACCTACTGAAAAGTTTGCATTATCAAATGTTACAGAATAGTTTGCAGCAACGGTAGCAACTTTTGAAGTATGCAATGAGCCAGCAGTTCCAAATGAAAAACTTGCATTTTCTGATGTTGATTCTACTATATAAGTGAATGTAGGTGGAGTAACTGTTACAGAATCTATTGCAAAAGATGTAAATGATGAATTAGCAGCAGATGCTCCTAACCCTCCAATTGAAACTGCCTGCGATGTTCTTGCTGAACCACTAACTGCTCTATATAAATTCCCTAATGATAAATTTGTCCTTGGCATATTTTATGTATTATTCTCCGTTATAAATATGTAAAAGTTTTTCTTTCCATATTTCAGTATTTCCAAAGTGGTGTTGCATCCAATTTTTTAATTTTTGATGTTCCGCTTTCCTTTCTTCGTAAGTATCGTTACAGATTTGCTGATAGGTTTCCTTAAAAGTTTCTGCATCTTTTGCTTTATATTTGTAGTCAAGGGGAATACACCAATTTTCATGTAGTATTGGTATTTTGCCCCAATCAACTGCTTCAAATATTCCATATCCGAATGGTTCATTTTCAAAACACGAGTGAGATATACCCCAATCAAGTCCGTAGAACCTTTCTTTATATTTGTAATCAAACTTATAAATTTTACTCTTTTCGAATTTATATCCATATTTTTGTCGGTAATACTTGTTAAATGTTTCTGTATTAGTAGATACATATGATTCAAGTCCATCTATGAACTCTACATTCTTTCTACCTTCTGCTCTTGCAGCAAAACCTATTTTTAACGATTCCGAAACCTCTTTATTTGCTTTAAATTCGTATTTGTTTGGTATTTGATGTAAATTATCCGTTTTATATGGAAAATGATACAACCCTACCCAAACTTTATGTTTGATTTTATCAATCATTTCTGATTCATATTCCCAATTACCATACCAATGTAAGTATTCTTCTTTTTGCATTTGTGCCAGTAAAGATACTCTTGTTAAATTATGAAAAACGATTGAATCAATCTTTTCCAAACTTTGATGAATAGCTCTGGTTGGAGTGTAATGACCGTGAAGAATATGTATCCGTCTAGCACCTTCAAATATTTTTAATATCTCATCTTCCGATGTTTCCCAAACATGGTCAATATCAATTGGAAACTCTTCGTAATTTTGAGGTTTGTGTCTATGGAATAGAAGAAGTGGCTTCACCTCTAAATGAGGAGCCACTTCCTTTATCCATTCTGTTACCCATATATCCGCACCACTATTGAACCAAGGTCCTCCTGCGGTGGTGTAGTAAACATCGTACATTTATTTAGAACCTATTTGTGCCTTTAATTGGTCTATTTGAATTTGTTGTTCTTTAATTGCTTCTACCAATAAACCTACCATTTTAGAATAATCTAATGCTAAGAAACCATTTTCTCTTTCAATTACTACCTGTGGTAGAACTTGCTGAACTTCTTGTGCTATCAAACCTGTTTTTGGAGTTGATTTAGTTACCTCATTCACATCATCATTCCATTCCCAAGTTACACCATTTAATTGTTTAACTTTTAATACTGCATTTGAGATAGTTTGAATGTTATTCTTATGTCTCTTATCAGATGTAAAGAATGCCGTAATATCACCAGTTGCAGTAATAGTTCCGTTGATTGTTAAGTTACCAAATGTTGGAGTTGCAGTTGTTGCTACCGATTGTCCAATTGAGATTGTTACTGCTCCGGTTGCACCACTTACTGTTACACCTGTTCCTGCTACTGCCGATGTTACACCGGCATTGGTTAATGTTACACTACCACCCAATGAAACCGCACCACCACCACTCATACCAGTTCCCGCAGTTACGGTTACAGAAGAGTTTGTAAGAGATGCATTGGCAATATTAGAAAGAGTGTTTGATGCTCCACTAATAGTTTTATTTGTTAAAGTTACAGATGCTGCTGCAAATGAACTTGTATATGTATTTAAATTACTTATTGAAGTATTTTGGGATGCATTTGTAGTATCATTAGAACCTGTGTAAGTATTTAATGAACTTAATATTCCAATTACTTGTGAAGAACCCGATACAACTGTGTTAGCATCTAATTGAGTTTTTACACCCGTTGCAAATCCAGTAGTTGAAGCTGCGGTAATTTGTGAAGAACCCGATACTAAGTTTGCAATAGTTGCAGTTCCACCCAATGCCACCGATTGTCCGTTTAAGGTTACTGTGTTTGTAGTGATTGAAGAACCAACTACTTGCGAAGAACCCGATATTACACCGTTCGTTGCTGCAATTGAACCAGTAATTACACCCGTTACACTCAATGGTCCTGTTATCTCTGTTAAACCGGTTGTATATATTTTGAATTTACCGATAGATAATGTATCATCATAGATAGTAAATGTACCGTCTGTGTTAATGATAGAATAATCATTATTATGTACTGTATCTGTTAAATATAATCTAGGTAAGTCACCCGAAAGTGTTAATGTACCATTCAAAATACCAGATGATGCAGTAATAGCATTAGATACTCTCAATGAACCCGTTACCGAAGTTAATGAGTTTAATGAAATTTCAGTACCTGTATCGGTAATATTAGAATCAACAATGTGTTCTAAACCAGTTCCTTTTACTAAACGATTATTTGTTAAATATGCTTCATTTCCTAAATTATCAAATGTCTGTGGTCCTTGTACAAAATGAGATGATGTTATGTTTATTCCGTTTCCTCTGTGAACCTGAATAAACTCGTCTTGTACGGCATCGTACCATAATGAGGCAGAACCACCAGATGAACCACTATCTATGATATTTAATCCTGCATATCTAGATGATGGAGTGTTTGTATTTAAAGTTACAAGTGATGCACCAATTACTAAATTTGAAGAACTGATATTTTGAATAGATGATGAACCTTGTACTACTAAATCTTGTGTTACAAATAATGAACCACTAACAGTTTGAGTTCCGTTGAATGTGTTTGCACTATTTGTTCTTGCAAAAGTTCCACTTACTGCTTCGATTGCATTTAATCTACCATTTGCATTAGATGCTGATGAGATTAACGAACCGGTTACAGTTGCTAATGAAGTGAAACGTCCATCATACGAAGCAGTTACAGTTCCAATAGTTGTAAATTTGCTATCTACTGAACCAGTATAGGTTGCCAATGTAGCGGCTTTACTATTTTCAGATGCACTAAATGTATTTAAATTACTTACCGAAGTATTTAAACTTGCGGTAGTTGTTTCTAAATTAGTAAATCTTGTTAATGCAGATGCCGTTACTGTATTTATATTTGTTATAGAAATAGTATTAGCAGATGCAGTTGAAACTAATGAACCAGTTATAGTTTGTAATGCAGTATTATATGTTGAAAATCCCGATGTTGCACCTAATGTTACTTGTACTGAACCACTAACTGTTCCTGCCGGTAATAACGGGGTTACTTGTGATGAACCCGATACAACACCGTTGGTTGCGTTTATAGCACCGTAAATGTTTGTACCATAGATTGCTCTGTATCTTGCCGCAGAAGAACCTAAATCAAATGCATTATCATTATTTGGTATAATGGATGAACTTAAATCTGCATTAACAACTACATTATCAGTAGAAGCATCACCAATTGTAATAGTTCCACCTAATGTTAAGTTACCTGCAATATTTGCATTACCTGTAATATCTAATCCAGAACCCGATATTGCCCCAAAAGTTCCAACACTACCCGTTCCTGCTACTGCTAATGTAATATCACCAGTTGCTCCTCCGACTAATAATGTGCCTAATGTTGTGTTTACGAATGGTTCTCCGAATGCTAACGAACCTGATTGTTGTGCGGTTGTCCCACGTCTAAATTTAAGTGCCATCTAGTTACCTTTTTTTTAGTACGATTATGTTTGTTTATATAAATATCTAATTTTTTTCTAAAACTATACTGTATTAAAATCTATATGGAATTCACTTCCACTATAAGTAAAATACTGTGCATATGATGCGGAGAATAATTCTAATGCATCCAATCTAGTATTAGTAGATGCAGTAAATGCGTTTATTTTAGTAAATTCTGCTGCTAAACCTGCTCCTACTGAAATAGATGCAGTATATTCCAAATCATCTAATCTAATCTCCGTTGCTCCTGTGTAAGTATTTAACGATGATGTGAATTGGTGAATAGAAGCAGTTACTTGTGCTAATGTTGTAAATCTTCCTTCAAAACTAGCAGTTACACTACCTATTGTTCCTAATCTATTTTCAAATGAACTTGCCGAACTGATTAAAGAAGCAGTTACTATTCCAATTTCAGTTGCTCTACTTTCTAATGATGCAGTTTCTGTTCCTAATGTTGCAAATCTACTTTCAAATGAAGATGCTGAACTGATTAAAGAACCGGTAATAGTTGCAATTGCAGTTGCTCTTCCTTCTAAACTTGCCGTTTCTAAATTTAAATTAGTTATTGCAATTGTATTAAGTGATGCAGTTGTGATTAACGAACCAGTTATAGTTGCTAAACTGTTTGCTCTACCTTCTAAACTACCCGTCTCCGTTTCTAATGCAGTTAATCTTAAAAGTGTAGAAGAACTAAACGATTGTAAAGATGCACTTGCTACATTTAACGAAGCAGTTGTTTGATAAATCGATACTAATGAAGATGTTACACTTGCACTAAATAAGTTTAACGATGCCGTAGTTTGATAAACTGATACCAATGAAGATGTTACACTTGCACTAAATGAATTTAACGAAGCAGTTGTTTGATGAATACTTGTTAAATCACTATTTACAGATGATGTATAGGTTTGTAATGTAGAATTTTTACCCGTTTCTGATTGAGTAAATTGACCCAATAAAGATACAGAATTATCTACACTTCCCGATTTTGTTTCTAAATTGTTTAAGTGTACTGCCGTTGATTGAGAATATGCAGTAATGTTTCCAATACCAGTTAAAGATGATGCACTAATATTATTTGCTGCAAAATCTGCATAACGGAATGAAGCATGTGTAGTATCAACTGTTCCAGATGTTTCAGGTGTTAATCCTTTAAATACCTTCCAAATTCCACTATCACTTGCATCTCTAAAAATACCACTATGAGCATATACCCCATCGTTGTAGTGTCCAATAATACCCAAATCAACATCAGTAGTAGATGATGAAACATTTAAATATATTAAATTATCAGCAACTGCTAAGTTTGTAGAGTTGATGATTGATTGAGTACCATAAACTACAATATCTCCCAAAAACGAAACAGTTGAACCTGTCAGTTGGATTGCAGTATTTAATGATGATGTGTATGATTGTAAACTACCTAATCTTTGTTCGTGATTGGAAGCAGTTAAAATCAACGAACCACTAATTGTTGCCAAACTAACTGCTCTACTTTCTAAACTAGCAGTTTCTGTATTTAGGTTAGTTATTGAAATTCTGTCAGCAGATGCTGATAAAATTAAAGAACCCGTAATTGTTGCCAATGCAGTTGCTCTACTTTCTAAACTAGCAGTTTCTGTATTTAAGTTTACAATTGCAATTGTATTCAACGAAGCAGTTGAGATAAGAGAACCAGTAATTGTTGCTAAACCAATTGCTCTACTTTCTAAACTTGCAGTTTCAGTATTTAAGTTTGCAATTGCAATTGTATTTAAAGATGCAGTTTGAATTAAAGACCCACTAATTACACCAATTTCATCAAATCTTGAATTATATGATGCAGTTGTAGTTTGTAATGTTGCAAATCTACTTTCAAATGAAGATGCCGAACTGATTAACGAACCCGTAATAGTTGCTAAACTTACATTTCTACTTTCAAATGAAGATGCCGAACTGATTAAAGAACCTGTAATAGTTGCTAATGCAGTTGCTCTTGTTTCTAATGAAGCAGATGTAGTTTCTAATGAAGTTGCTCTTTGATTTAATACAGTAATATCAATACCATTTACACTACCTGATAAAGATGCGGTAACACTATTTGCCCATATCGTTCTCCATTTTGCACCACTTGTACCTAAATCCAAAGTTCCATTTGTACCTGGAACTAAATTACTTGTAAATACACCAGGAACACTAATGTTATCTCCGGTATTGTTTCCTAAAAATAAATTACCCGAAATTGCAACATCTCCACTAAAATAAGCATTTGATGCGGTTATATTTCCACCCAAATAAAGTGAACCAGAGTTTATATCATTTAGTTTTACTAATGTTATTGGTGTAGTTCCCGATGATACCTGTAAGGAGTTAAACCCTTTATGTAAGTATATTTCGCCATCAACTAATGATATTGAACCCGAACCTCTCCTTATTTGAAATAATGTTGCCATTTTATACTTTTATGTTTCTTATAAATATCTTTAAATATTAAAATCCAAATCTCCCGCAGTTGATATGTATTTTGCTAAATGCATATAATTTGCCGTTATACTACCAGTAGTTACATTGATTGCAGTTTGACTAACTGAAACAAATGTACTATTGTTTATTTTTACATCAATTGAACCCGTTTGTGCTATTACAAAACTATTACCAGTTGAATCTTGAATATAGTTTACCGTACCTGCCGCAGATGGGTCTAAATTAAAATCATATGTGTTTGGTCCTGGTGCTACTCCAACTGCCGTTCCATTTACAGAAAATGAACCACTTACCGAAACTGAACCTGTGAATTGATGTGTATCATCACCAGTATCACCGAATTTATTAGAACCCGATGTGTACATAATAGATGATGAAATGACACCTATATTGAATTGTCTTGCGTTGATTGAACCCAATACGGTTAAATTTCCATTTACCGTTCCATTGGTTTCTACTAATAATGAACTACCTGTAATACTACCACTAATATCAATATTACCATTTGTGATAATATCTCTAACAACATACAAATCTCTTCTTAAATTTGCATCTTGTGTTACTACTAATTCACCAAATGAGCCAGTTTGAGTTAGAGTAATTGAACCAGTTGTTGTTGAATCTGTTGTTAAAACACTTTGAATAGAATTTACTGACCCTGAACGGTTGAAGAAAATCTTACCATCGTAAGTATTTATTGCCAACTCACCAACACTTAAAGATGAGGTAGTAGGCACTTTACCAGCGGTGGCAGAGCGTTTAAGTATAATACTTTGAGCCATATATATGGATTCTATTGAATGTTATATAACAAAAAAGGGTAGTATATATATACCACCCTTATAAATATAATATTTTTTATTTAAACTTAAAATTGTCCTGCATCTAATAAAGATGCCGATGCTTCTAAATTTGCCAATCTTGTTGCTACCGAACCACTAAATGATAATACATCACCAATTCCGTAAAGAGAACCACTAAAACCATTCGTTGTTGTAAATGTTCCTCTTAATTCTTCGTTATATCTAAATTCAACTGCATTGTTTGTAGTTGCTACTTTGTAAAGAGAACCACTACCTTGTATGTATCCAATTGTTCCTGCGAATGGTTCTGAATTAAAATCAAAATCATCAGGTCTCATTGAAGCAGTGATGCCAGTTAATCCACTACCATTACCAACATATGCAGATGCCGATACAATTGATGCTGATACTGCACCTGCAATATCAATATCACCGTTTCCAACAATATCACCAGTTACATAAACACCACCGGCAACATTTGCATCATTACTTACAACTAATTCTCCAAATGAACCTGTTCTTGTTAAAGTTATCGAACCTGTAACAATGGTGTTAGTTACTACAATTTGCTCAATAGTATCAACAGAACCAGATTTGTGGATAAAAACTTTACCGTCATATGTGTTTATTGCAATTTCCCCAACGCTTAAAGAAGCCGTTGTTGGGGTTTTACCTGCTACACCAGAGCGTTTTAATAATATATTTTGAGCCATTTTGGTTTGTTTTAGTTCGTTAGAAAATTAAACCCCCCATATTTCAGGGGGGTATTTTATATTAGAACGAACCTCCGTCTATTGTATTACTCATTACAAAGTTAGAACCATCGTATTGTAGTAAATCTCCCGCAGTTGTTGGTGCAGTTACAAAGTTGATGTTATCGTTTGTATCTCTAAATGCAATTCTCTTTGAGTTACCACCACCAGATGGAACATTTAGAGATGCAGTTACTGCCGAACCTGTGATTGGTTTGTTAAACTGCCAAGCATCAGGAGTAGATTGGTAAGTAATAGTTGCAGTTGCCCCTGCTACCTCAATACCCGCTCCGTTTGCAGCTGCCGCATTTGTTGAACCACTTGCTAATGTTATTAACTTATCTTCAACTACTAATGTTGCGGTATTTAATGTTACTGTGTTACCTTGTACTACTAAATCACCACCAACTACAACATCACCTGCGGTTGTTACTTTGTTGAATGTTACATCGTTTGTAGTTCCAACTCCTTGTTTAGTACCAGTTCCTTCTAATACTGTAATTCTACTGTTTGCAGAAGAAGTGAAAGTATTGATATTGGAAACACTATTATTAACACTTGCAGAAGTTGTTTCTAAATTAGATAATCTACCTAATGAAGATGCAGTTACTGAGTTAATGTTGGCTATTGAAATTGTATTAGCAGATGCCGTAGAAATCAATGAACCAGTTATGGTTGCCAATGAAGTGAAACGTCCATCGTAAGATGCAGTTACTGAACCAATGGTTGTAAATCTACCGTCAACCGATGCGGTATAAGTTGCTAATGTTGCGGCTTTACTATTTTCAGATGCACTAAATGTATTTAAAGCATCGATACTAATTTGTTGAGAAGCAGATGATGCGTTTAACGATGCAGTTACATTTGATAATGTTGTAAATCTACCATCATAAGAAGCAGTTACTGAACCGATTGTTGTAAATCTTCCATCAACAGATGCCGTATAAGTTGCTAATGTAGCATCTTTTCCTAATTGTGATGATGAGAATGAGTTTAAAGCATCAATACTAATTTGTTGAGAAGCAGATGATGCATTCAATGATGCCGTTACATTTGCTAATGTTGTAAATCTACTTTCTGCCGATGCAGTAAATGCGTTTAATGCAGTTGTAGAAGTATTAGATGATGTATATGCATTTAAAGCAGCTACCGAAGTATTTACACTTGCAGAAGTTGTCTCTAAACTTGATAATCTAGTTAATGCAGATGCACTAAATGTATTTAAGTTTGTAATAGAAACTCTATCTGCTGATGCTGATAAAATTAATGAACCGGTAATCGTTGCAATTGCATTTAACTGAGGTGCTTTAATAGAACCCGTTACATCTAAATTACCAGTGAATGATACCGTAGTTCCATCATCTGTAATTGTTGAGTCAACGATGTGTTCTAAGCCAGTACCTTTAACTAATCTATTATTTGTTAAATATAATTCGTTACCTAAACTATCATATGTTTGTGGACCTTGTACAAAGTGAGATGATGTTATATTTACACCGTTTCCTCTGTGAACTTGGATAAATTCATCTTGTACCGAGTCATACCACAATGAAGCAGAACCACCCGATGAACCACTATCTATAATGTTTAATCCTGCATATCTCGATATTGGAGTTGCGGTGTTTAAAGTTACAAATGCTGCTCCAAGAGTTAAATTCGAAGAAGTAATGTTTTGTATCGAAGATGAACCTTGTACAACCAAGTCCGCAGTTACATATAATGAACCACTAATTACTTGCTGTCCACTAAATACATTACCACCACTTAATTTTGAATACGAACCAGATGCACTATTTAAGTTTGCTACCGATATTGCTGCCGCCGATGCAGATGCAATTAAAGAAGCAGTAACAGTTGATAATGCACTATTTTTAGTTTCTAATGAAGCAGTATATGTACCTAATGTAGAGAATTTGGTATCAACCGAACCAGTATAAGTTGCTAATGTAGCATCTTTACTTACCTGCGATGCACTAAATGTATTTATGTTTGAAATACTAATAGCATCATTTGAAGCAGATGTTATTAAAGAACCAGTAACTACTCCAATTTGAGTTAATCTAGTTTCAACCGAACCCGTGTAAGTTGCTAATGTTGCAGCTTTACTATTTTCGGATGCACTAAATGTATTTAAATTAGAAATAGAAACTGTGTTAGCAGATGCCGTTGAAATTAACGAACCACTTATTGTTGCTAACGATGTAAATCTACCATCATAAGATGCAGTTACCGTACCAATAGTTGCCAATTGAGTAAGAACCGCTCCTGAGAATGTATTTAACGCAGATACCGAAGTTCCAATTGTTCCACTACCAATTGATGCAGATAATGCATTTATTGATGTTGCAACCGATTGTGAAAACGGTTGAATGTTACCTACTAAATTTATCGCTTCATTACCATCTTGACCTAATAAAAATAAAGTTGGTAGTTGTGTTGAAGAACTTGCATAAAATGGAACACCATTCAACATTCCACCATAAGTTGAACCTGCAAATGTGTTTGGTGCAGTAGTTCCTCTTATAATTCGGTTAGTTGCTTGAACTGTTCCGTCAGCAGGAACAACAAAGGTAATAGCATTACCATTGGAGGCAGTTAGGTTGGTTGAACCCGATGCTATTACTATCTCACCCTTTTGTAATGAGCCAGTTACGGTGCTTAGGGATTCTAAACTACCTCTTCTGTGTTTAATTATTTGTGCCATATTTTGTTTTTGGTTATTCTCGTTTTATTCTCAATCTATAAATATCGTTTTTTATTCTTAACCGTTAAATAAAAATATATTATTTTTACCACTCACCCTGGTCTACAATTAGGGATGATGTCGTAGTTAATTCTGCATCGGTTGCATATGTATCGTTCAATGAACCAGTGAATTGGTTTAGTGAATCCAATATACCAATAACTTGTGCAGAACCTGAAACTAATGTTGGTTTATTTGTAACATCTGCAAAATCAATTGCGTTTGCAAGAATTTCACCAACAATTTGAGATGATGATATATTTCCACTTGCTTGTGAAAGATTTATTTGTGTAGAAGATGATATTATACCATCTGGCAATACTGCTGAAACATTATTTACAATTATGTTTACAATTGATTGTGATAAAGTTGTTTCTATTGATTGACTAACAATTTCATTAACAGATGCAGAAAAATCTGCACCAGTTGCTGCTGCTTGTTGTAATGATGAACCACTTTCTATTTGTTTTAATCTTATAAATGTTGCCATAGATATAAATATCTTATTTTATATAAACTGCTAATGTGTTAAAAGTTGATGATAAACCATTTGCCGTAGTTGTTGTATTTACCAATCCATATACTTGATTAGTTCCTCTATTAGTCCATCCACCTGTTCCTTGTGCATTTCCACTTCTTCCATATGGCGCATCAGGGTAAGCCGATGTAGGTCCTGCCACTGTCCACCAGTTAGTATCATATTGCCAATCACACGGTGCCATTACCGGATAAGAAGATGCTGTCATAGAAGTATATCCTTTTATTGCAGACCAACTACCTGTTAGTGCGGGTGCTAATTTTAAAGTAGTTGGTGTTGTTGTTATTATATCCAATGCATTTGGATTTGAATATGTTACAGAATGTGCAATACTACAATTTGCCAAATGTGGTTGAACGGATGCGGTTGATGCCATTCTCATTACCGAATTACATTGTGCACTTCCACTTACATTAAACCAAAGATTTTCCACATTTCTATAATGTTTTATAAATGTTGGATTTTGTAAACTCCCACTATCTGCATTTGGATACGGATACCCAAGCAATCCAGTATTTGAACCAGATGGGTGATAAGAAATTAACATCCACCCTCCACCATTATCTGTTTGATTACAATACACTTGCACCGAACTTGTCATCATTTGAGTTTGGATATAATACCACCCACTTGTTTGAATTCCGGCATTATATAATTGAATTGCAGAAATAGCAGGATTACCAATAGTTCCTAATCCATTATTACCAATTGTAAATCCTTTTGAAAATTCTATTGCCATTATATTCCGTAAGTTGTTTTTATTGCATTATAGTTTTGAGTTATTTCTGAACTTGATAATGCTTTATTATAAACTCTCATTTGATAAAATACAGGATAATTTGCCGCAGTTGAGTTATTCAGTTTATCAGTTGCCCCCGTTCCTGCGTTTGTATGTCTTGCACCAAATAAAAATTCAGATGTAGCATAACTACTAGGATTACTAATTGTGGCAGTTGTACCTAATTGACTTCCATTTAAATATAAACTTTTACTTATTCCATTTATAACAAACGTCCAATGTCTAATAGCATTACTTGCAGTTATGGTTGCAGCAGTAGTAAATGCAGTCGGTGAACCCCAGTTTATTGTAGTGGCATTTGGCATATATGCAAAATATCCTCTACTAAAACTATATGCTTCATTACCCCAAATAGTCCCCCAATAAGATGTAGGATTAAATGATGCTACAATTTCAACAGTTGAAGTAGTTGAACTAATATTATAAGGAACACTAATATAATCAGTTCCAGTATATGTAGCATTGTTTAATCTTATACCACCACCATTATTGGATACATAAGTTGGTGTTCCTCCTAATGTTGCGTTATATCCATTTCCACTTACATCAGTCCAAGTTGTTCCAGAAGATGGTGCATTTTGTAAATTAAATACCAATCCACTACTTACAAATGGTGAAGTTGGTGGTGCTAATGGTATTAAATTTATTCCTCGTGTAAATACTATACTCATTATACTAACCTTTCTATTGAAATAACATTATTGTTGTAAGAACCACCTATTAACATCGTTATACGATATGCTTTATTAGTTGTGGTATCATTAATTATATATGTTGCAGTATCGGTTTGAGTACCAAAATTCCAACCATATAATGATGTGCTTGCAGTAGTTGTTACCGAAATAACACCTGCTGCACCACCGGAGGAAGCTCCCGAAGCATATATTGCAGATGTATTTGCACTAAATGTGGTTGATACTGCCGCAATACTTAATCCACGATTACCACTAGTTGTTACAGTTGCTTTTATATTATCTAATTGTACAAATGTTCCTGCATTTACTATCCCACTTGCTTTCCACATTAATTCACCTGCAACACCATCAGGTGCTTTTGTTAAATCAATATGTACACCTCTTGCAGCACCACCTTGTTCAAAAATTCTTAATCTATTTTGGTAAGAGTCAATTGTAATTCCACTACCCGTAAGTGAGTTATTTGTTACTGATTTTGCTAATAAAATTTCACCACCTTCATCCCCACTACCAGTTCCAACTTGTAATGTAGTTGTTATTAAACTTATTGTAGAACCACTAACTTTTAATGAACCCGTAATTTCAGCAGTTCCGTTATTTTGAATAACTAAATTACTACCACTTGTCAAAGATAAAACTGAACCAGATGGTAGAGTAACAGATGCACTTACAACTGCTACCGAACTCACTGTCAATGAACCAGTAATAGTTTGTGCTCCATTAAATGAATTTGAACCCGTAGTTGCTAATGAACTTGTCAAAATATTTAATGAAGATGTAAATGAATTTATATTGTTAATTGAAGTTACTAAACTTGCAGTTGAAACGGATGCAGTAAATGTATTCAATTGTGATATTGAAGATGTTACTGAACCTGTCACTAAATATCTCAAATCAAATGAACTTGTCAATTGTGAAGAACCACTAATTGTGCCGGTTGGAACTGCACTCACACTCCCACTTAAAGTATAACGTGTATCATATGAACTTGTCAATTGAGATGAACCTGATACAATGCTTCTACCAGTAGTTTCATAACTACCACTAACAAATCCAAATGCAGTTATTTGTGCCGAACCACTAATTACTCCCGCTGCACCACCTGCACTATTTAATCTACTATTTACAGATGCACTAAATGCCACAACATCACCTATTCCAAAAACTGAACCCGATAATGAACCCGTAATAGAACCCGATGAGTCTACATAAATGTTACTACCACTTAATATCATCAAAGATGAACCCGACGGTAATGAGAATGATGAACTTATAGATGTTATAGATGTTACATATAATGCTCCACTTATAATTTGAGAACCACTAAATGTGTTTGAACCAGTTGTTAATGCCGATGCAGTAAATGAGTTGAACGAACTTGTTTGAACATATCTACCATCAAATGAAGATGTGAGTTGAGAGCTTCCACTAACTGTACCAGATGGAACTGCACTCACACTTCCACTCAAAGTATATCTAGTGTCAAATGAAGAAGTTAATTGAGAACTTCCACTAATCACTCCATTTAATGAAGATGTAGTTGCTAATCCTAAATATCCAAATGTATGGTGTTCCCATAATGCAGTAGATGAATTATATGATAGTAAATCTTTATTAGATGGGTCTGCAACTTCAACATCTGCTAAATCATGCAAATGTGTGAATGTTTGAATTCCACCACTACTACCAACAGTATTTCTAAATAATCCACTTTGAACTACTAAATTATTATTATCATCTGCTAAATTATTAGTTTGTCCTTTTACAATTAAATATCCTATAAACACATATTGATGAGAACTATAATCTGCTTCAACAAATGGGTCGGTTGATAAATATTGTTTTGCATTTATAAATGATGTATATACAGTTTGTCCATAATAAATGTGACATCTATTTGTAAATGGATTAAAAAATACTCTTTGAATTTGCCATTGACCCGTTCCGGTTGAATTTAATGTCCCCGTTCCATCATCATAATAATGAGAATCAATTGAATTATAAAAACTACCACTATTGTTATCAACTATAAACCCACCACTACCATCTCTTCTAACTCTTGCAATTGACAAACTACCTGTTTGAATTAATGGAGTTTCTTTATGAGATGAATTATTTGGGTTTTGTTGGTAAAATCCACCTAATATGTAAGATGTTCCTGCTTCAATTGTAAATTTCAAACTATTAGTTGCAGGAGTAATTGATAAACCTCTTAATTTCATCGGACCGAATGCTCTGATGAAATCAGAAGTTTGGGAAACATCATCATATGCAGTAGCAACATTGTTTGCTACGGATGTAATTACATTTTTACCAGTATGATTCACCATACCCAATGGTAATGATGTTCTATATTGGTCAACAGTAAAGTAAGTATCGGTTTGATGTATTGTTCCTGCATTATCAACATATAGATAAGTTGCAAGAGATGATGTTATATTTTGACAAGATGCAGTATAATCATTCCAACTAACATAAGTTGTTACAGGTGAAATTTCTTCGGTTAAACTTGCATTATGATTCATTATAATACCAGTTCCTGCTTTTACATACACCAAACTACCACTATAAGATATTACACCACCAGTTAGAATACCTGTGTTTAATTTACCTTCTACCCACTTCCACTTTACTTTATTATCTTGTTGTCTAAAATATAAATCTTCACCCGTTTGATTGTTTGAAGAAGATACAAATAAGTGAGTTCCGGTTGTTGCTTGTGATAATGGGTCAGGGTCTGCAACGGGTTGGAATAAAACTGCTCCTGAATATTGTGCTAATCCATATATAGATGAACCACTTGCAATTGTCAAAGAACCACTTATGATTTGGTTTCCGTTGAATGTATTTGAACCTGTGGTTGCGTATTTTCCCGAATTAAACGCAGTTGTTTGTGTTGTTGAATCTGGAAATACTAAACTACCACTTGTATTAAATTCAAAATTATTTGCCCCAACTTCAATTGTAAATTGACCAGGAAGATTATTTTCATTATCAATGGTTACAATATCACCATTAGTATATCCACTACCAGGATTATTTATACTAATAGCACTAATGTTAATATATCCACCACCTCCTGCTGCAACATCTACTGTCAAACCTGTCCCGGTTCCACCTGATGCGGTTATATTGGAATAAAAACCTTGATTCCAGCCCCCTTGTCCATTCCAATTGGATACACCACTTGGAATACCAGTTGAAACACTTATTGATAAAGAACCGGTTATAGATTGATTTCCGTTGAATGAGTTTGAACCGGTTGTTGCAAATGAACCAGTATCTATCGTTGTAGATGAACTAATAAATCCTAATTCTGTTATTTGTGCAGAACCACTAATCGTTCCGGCTGGTATAGTTGGAATTGAATTGATTATATTTGTTAAATTATCAGTAAGAGTATGACCAGTTGAGTTATTAACTGTATTTGTATCACCAATAATTCCTGCTAAATATCCATCGGTTACTATTCCATTTCCCGAATTAGCAGAACCAATATATGCATTACCATCTGGATTAAGAACTATATTTCCATTTCCGGTTTGTAGTGTTATATCTTGATTTGCTCTTAATGTAACATCACCGGCACCATCTTCAATTTTTAAATAATTTGTATCATCTCCAAAGAAACTTATACCACCATTTGCTTTAATGTGAGTATCAGTTGGTGATGTATTATATATTTCAAAATGTCTACTATCATTTAAATCAGGTTTCAAATACAATGAACCAGTTCCTTGTAAAGTAGATGTTTGTATAAATTCGGCAGTAGTTAATGAACCACTTACAGATTGATTACCATTAAATTGGTTTGAACCTGTTGTTGCAAATGAACCCGTATCAATTGTAGACTGAATTGGTGGTAGTTTATCCAATGGAACTTTACCATCACCATCCAATGGAGCATACCCGTTTGCTCTACCTCTATTTAATTTACTTTCAAACATCTTTTTCTATTATTTGGTTATTCACCCATTTGTCCTGCCAAAACTAATTCTCTAACTCTTGCTTCTACTTGTTCGTTTGTCCAGTTTCCGATATTATCATATGCTTGTCCTGCCCAAAGAACATATAATCTATTTTTAGTTGTCATCACTGCTACTGTTTTAGAACCAGGATTATCAATTATTTTTGCAATAGAAATTTGTTTTGTTTTAAGAGCATTCCCATTCATTACTCCTTCGGTAACATATTCATCAAAGTTAATTGTGAATGATGGTCTAGTTGGTCTTTCGTAATTTGCCATTTTTATTTTTATTTATATTTGTTATTTTGTTAATCGTTGAATGCTTCTGCATCAGTTACCCATACTCCACCTGTCCAAATTGCTTTGGTTACATTTCTCCAATCCCAATAACTACCATTCCATCTTGCAAATGGTCTGAATGCATGTGTTGAGCCGGTTCTATCATCCAACCCATATCCATTACCACTTGTTACTAATTTGTTTGTCCATATATTGATTTGGTCTGATGTAATTGAATGAGTTCCATCGGATTTTGCAACAAATGTAAGTTCTTGTCCTTCATATTGACCATCTGGTAATTCATATCCTATATATGTTGTTGCTCCACTTATATCAAGTGTTATAATACTTCTATTATAAAAAGTAATGAGTGGATTATCAGTTGGACCTACTTCGTTATCTAAACTTTGAGTTGCAGTGTTTAAGAAATTTCTAAATCCTCTATCAAGTGTAATACTTTCATATGATGTTGTATATGTTCCAATACCACCAAATCCTTCATTTTGTCCGATTTTGAAATCTGATAAATATGTAGATTCAGCAGTTCCATCAATAGTAAACGAACCAAATCCACCGCCTAATTCAATTTCAAAATTTGATATATTTGAATTACTACCAGTTATAGTAATATTACCAAATCCAACATTATCTGTTCCGGTAATATTTTGAATATATGTAGCAGGATGTAAAACTATATTATTAAAGCTAGAATTACTTCTTAATGAAATTTCTGAAATTGAAGAACCTGTCCCATTTACACCATTTAAGGTATTGCAATACGAACCACAATCCAATCCTAAATCAATTTCTGACATTTCACAACTTATTCCTATCGATGAATATTCCAAGTATGAACTACCACCCAATCTAATATTATAAAGAGATGAATTGTAATCCATATTAAAACTATCGATATAAGAATCCGATTCTAATTCAATATTATATATTGATGAATTTCTTCCCATTGATATATTAGCAATATTAGAATTCATTTCTAAATTACAACTATATACATCGGCATCATTATAGATATTCATTCCATATATTTGCGAATTCATTCCAATTGTCAAATCATGCATAGATGAATATTGATACAATTCTATATCAAATATTCGTGAATTATTATCTAATGTAATATCATAGAATGCGTTATCTCCATCATTTCCAGCAATAAAAATTGTTCCACCACTTCCTATTCTTGAATCAATTCCTAATCGGATTCTTCTAATATCACATCCGTGACCTAATGCTAATTGAGATATATCACTATCAACATCCCCATATATGTCACTAAATTGATTAATCTTTCCCCAATAGTTTGCTTCAAAACGACTACCATGTTTCATATACAAACCATTTATTGAGTTTGAATTATGAAAATTTACAAAACCATTAGTAGAAGTGTTTTCCAAAGATACATTTCTGATATTAGGATGACCCCAAGGAAACTCTACAATTCTTCCTTCATCCGCATCATATGTTTGGATTATTTCAATATTGTTTTTAATATCTTTTCTATACTGAATGTAATTGTTTTCAATATCAAATTCAATTTCATCTGCTACCAAAGTATAATATGAACTAGATGCAAATGGAACTTTTGCCCAATCTTCCGTATTAAGGTCATATGAACCATCTTCCCACCCAATAGAACCACTTAAATTTTCCCAAACTCTACCACCCCAAATTGCTTTATCCCCTACTGCGTAAGATGCTGATGCGAATACTCCAACAAATGAACCCGTTATTCCGGTGTTATCACTTGTAAATGCAATTGGATAGTTTTCTAAATTAGCAAAGAATGATGCGGATTGGTGGTTATCTACAACTACGATTGCCGATGAATCAACTACATTTGGTCTTAATACAACATCAGATGTTCCATCGCAAAGGATATATTCTCCCATATTGAAGAATGTATCTGCATTATACATACTCGATTCCATTTGTAATACAAAGGTGTTATCCCATACCGATGCACTATTGTAGTTAGGATTATAGAACAAACCAATACCTCTTTTACTAATAGAACCAGTTGTTGATGCTTGTAAAATGATAGTTGAACCTCCCTCTTGGAATGTTGCCCAAGAATCATTTGAAGAACTTCCCGCATTAGTTACTTTATAGAACGAGCCAGGTGTTAAAGAACCACTAGCTATTGAAGCTGTTAATTGATTATAAGTCAATTCTGTTAATCCGGATAATCCACCATGAATATGTCCATCACCATCTTTTACTTTGATGGAATTATCTGATGTATCTATAAACAAATTATAACTACCGTCTAATGGTAAGTCTAATTGCGAAGCTATCTGTCCTTGTAATTGAATGTATTGCATATTTTTATATTATTGTTCCTGTTCCGTATATTTGTGAATTACCAATTAGTATAACCTCTCCACCAACACTTATAAAACCATTGTTTTCTATCTCTCCGTTTTTTAATAACAAATTACCACCTATAAATATCTTTCCTTCTTTTTTAAAGTATTTATTCGGTGAGTATTCTATCATATCTGAATTAAATAAATATGGGAGTGTAATTTGTAAAGTTCCAACAGTATTATTTACATTAGCAGTATTTACTCCGATTGATAACCAACTACCAGATGGAACATTTATTGTCCAAGTTCCACTTTCAGAACTAGCATTAGTATCTTGTAATCTATTTTGAGTATCTATTTCGTATGGATATTGAGTATCTACTGCATATATTGGCCAATCGTTTCCTACATCAACTCCGTTCCATATATAATCAACCGATACTATTGTTTCGGTATCAAATTGTCTATGCATCCAAATTCCAATAGAAGCATTTGTATCTCCTGTTGGACCTGTGATTACATATCCGTTACTACCAGTTGGTGTATATGTAGCGTTCGTATCCCATGTTTCAAATGTCCATTCACCAATACTATTTGATTGTCCACCTTCTACAAACAAATATGCATTATCTAAAACATAATCACCTGAAAAAGTTAATTGGTCGGATTTACCAACCATATATTCTTTATTTCTATTCCAACTTTGAATTAAACTTGCACTAGCTTCTAAATTATTTAAATCTTGTTCGTTAGTTGCTGCAAGAATTTCCGTATGAACAGATGCTGAAAAGCTATTGAATGAAGATGTAGTTACTAATCCAGTTTGTTGAGATATAACACCAATTGTTGCTGCTACTGAACTACTTACAACAGAAACTTCTAAATCTGTTGCAAATGTATCTGTTAAAGATGAACTCCAACTTTCTAAACTATCTACTCTATTATCTATTGATTGTGTAAAAGTATTTAGAGAAGTTAAATCCGTAGATTGTGAAATTAAACCAGATGGTAACGATGTTAAGTAAGAACCGGTATGTAGTTCTAAATTATCCAACCTAACATCAGTTGATTGTGTAAAAGTGTTTAAAGAACTTAAATCAGTTGATTGTGAAACTATACCAGATGGTTTGTTTGCAATATTATCCCAAGTTGTTTGAGTAATACTTCCACTTAAAACATATCTTAAATCATATGAACTAGTCAATTGTGATGAACCACTAATCAATCCATTAAAAGATTGTTCGTTAGTTGCTGCCAATATTTCACTATGTACCGATGCTGAAAAATCATTAAATGAAGATGTTTGTAATCTTGCATTTATTCCATTTTGAAATGCAGTATTTAATGTATTTTGAGAAGCAGTATATGAATTTAATTGAGATGTATCTGTTGATGAAGCAAAAGATGCAGTATATTGTTCTAAACTATCTAATCTAGTTCTATCTCCTATATTTATTCTATCACTAACAGAGTCAGCAAGAACATCCAATTCAATCTTATAGGTTGTTCCATTATCAACACCTACGATTGTTGTATTCAAAGATGCACTTGTTAGTGCTTCTAATTCTGATATTTTTCTTGCCTGTCTTAATGCCATTCTATTGTATAATTAATACCTCCCCATTTTCCGTTGCCAAATTTATTGAATTTTCTGTATTTAAAATAATATCTACAAATTTACCATAAACATAAATATCATTAGTTGTAGTATTATCAAAATCTATATACCTATCATTTAACTGTATTGATATATTAGAACCAACTTGTGTTACTGTAAAATCACCGGGTATATGCAATCCAAATAAAAATATTTCAAAATTTTCAGGTCCAACATCTTCCGTACCATAATCCAATAAAGCATTCTTTATTGTTAATGTGTTTAATGTATTATTAAATTCAGAAACTACACGTTTAACATATCTAGCACTATATTCAAAAATTTGGTCGTGAAACTCATTTATAGTATTAGTGTTATTTACTAATTTAATTGGAGTTGGATTTGAACGAATATGTGATTGAAATGATTGTGTAGTTGGTAAATCTATATTTAATAAACTTGATGTTAAAAAAGATTGAGTATTTAATAC